AACATATGGTCGCTCCAATAGGAGCCCTGTGTTACGTCGTCGTATCGTGCAAGCGATAGACGATAATCCTACTCCCCACCTTGGGTAGTAGGGTCGGCATACATGCATCCGTGCATGAATGCTTCTCCAGCCTCCGCTGAATTGCGGAATCGCTGGAACGCTCGGCCAGTGGTTAACCCCTCGCCGATGTGTCTCGATAAGATATTCGAGAAATGGAGGATTACCTTAGTTAAGGGATCCCCCATGAGTACGCCCCTGTACAGGGTTACGTACCTTATGTCACCCTCCACGGGGTGACCAATTCTGCTTAACGGGCCGGTGCCCGTAAAGTAGACCTTCCTTGGTGTGTAACACACACCAAGGACGATTCCCATGAGGATGGGCGGAATGCCGCACTTCCTCATCCACTTCATAGATATGCATCTAGCGAAGCGGTGTACCATTCGGTCAGTAGCCTCTTGGTAATCTGTACTGCATAGATATACATCCATCCAGTACTGGAGCCTATCAATGTGATCATTGAAGGCATCTTCTACTCTCCTCTTCCGATCTTCGGAAAAGAGGAGGTCAAACATCTCTTCAGAGGTAAAATCCTTGAAGAGATTCCATCCGTGATGGGATTTCCCCATCCCGGAGGTAGAGCTTGTAAACCCCTTCTTTAAGGGGTACGAGCATATTTTGGAGACCGTGTCTAACACGATCTTCAATGCTGCGTGTCCTTTTGTAACGACACGGGCTTTTGAAGGTTCCCTGACAACGGTCAGGAATACCTTTTTGAGTTCCTCTTCAGGTGTGTAGAGGACCTCATCTAGACACGCGTAGAAAACTGCGGTGCCTATCGACTCAAATTGGTCTTTAGACTTGTATTCGAGTACATCACCCGTATCCAGGCATCGGACTGGTACGGGCATATCGTCATACTTGAGCATAAGCTCAAGTATGGCCTGGGCTGTTCCGCCCTCTCTCCTGTTGGATTCCCAACAGGCAGAGCCGGTGACCGTCACCCTTGCTTTGGTGTCGAGTCCCGTAAAGATATGATTGGGAATGCTCTCAATCACATCATCCATCGCATGCGCAAACAAGGCGTACTGCGTTGGTGTAATCTCCGGCGGTGGTTCATCCACCGACCGGAGGAATTTCCTCTTTGATCGTAAGACGACCAAAGGGGGTGGGGTCCCAGATCCTCGCGTCTGGGACAAGGTTCCTGCTAGATAAAGTCTAGAGAAACCCTCATGTCTCACCGCCCTATTCCAAATAGGACGGAGGAAGGACTGCACCCATCTAGGTGTGCTGTCCATACTGGAAATTCCCTCCAGTGGTTCATCCATGTGAATCACATGTTTGAACTGCTTACGAGCCCTTTTTAGGTCCTCGTAGTGCGTGACTTGCTCGTCTAGCGAGTAGTCAGTGACCTCACCGTCGAAGAATTCGTCAGTGAGGAGAACCGATATTGCCTGTACGACAAATCGGTCAAATTTTTCCCATGTCCAGATTTCTTCTGGATATGAGAGAAACCGTTGGAGGAACAGTCCGTCAACGGTTTTTAAGAGTTCTAGGAGCCTTTGGGCTCGGTAGACCTCATTCCGGTTCTCCGAATAATCGGCGAATCGTGAAATTTCGTCATGAGACCAGATTGGGTCATGACGTCCTCTTATGAAGAATGAGATTCTTCGAAAGAGTTGATTGGCGAAGTTCCTAAGGGAATTATCGCCAGCCACTTTTGAGTGGCGCGCATTTTGGATCCAATGACCCCAATGCGTATGGTTGAAGAGTAAATACATCTTCTCCCTATGGTCGCGTATCTTCGTAAAGAAGGTAACGTGCCTTCGATCAGATCCACATAAGGTGGGACTGATCTTATCCTGGAGCCGGTGGCATCCACCGGGCCAGACATTTATTTTCGGCTTCTCAGTCATATACTGCGAAGCGAATGCATATCCAGCGAGGACCCTAAAGGGGTCCTCGTAGATCTCCCGGCTGTCGGTTTCCGACAGCTCGGGGACATCTTCCTCAGTGTCCATTGACACTGGGATAGATTGTGACTCTCGGGACCAGGTCTCGAGTAGTTCTTCTACATTTCCGGAATTGTCCAGGGAATGCAGCATAAAACCATCCTCCTCGAGGAATGGCTTTACGTCTTTCGAAAGTCGGGTACCCGCCTTTCGAAGTGTCAAACAACTTGGTATCTGCTTCAGATACAAGTTGTGGGTCCCGGCAACATAAGTTGCGAGACTCGGTGGTATGACATTCGTCTTAGAACGCCTGTCATAATACAGCGTGCATTCCTCAATGGAGGAGTACGCCAAAGATGATGAGATCACATGATAGTGATCAAGAA